TGGGCAGTCGACCCTGGAACAACTTCATGTTGTCTATGGATGTAATCAGGATTTTTGCTTTCATGGTGCGAGCCTTTTTACTGAACATGCCCATATTATAGCATTTTGGCTATTTCTGGGCAACCGATTTTACCAACTCCAGTTGCGATTTTAATTGAAATTTTCAGCTGCAATATCTTCCAGATCTTCGCCGTGGAAGTCGACGTAGATGCCCAGCACATGCCATTGCAAGAACTCTTTGATTTGAGCATCTGTGGGCGTTGCATTGCCATAGACCTCTGCAGATTTTTTGATGGTGTTGATGACTTTTTTAGGGATGTCGATGGTAACTTGCATTTGGAACTCCTGTTTGTTGCTGTCTATGTGTGTATTATAGCAGTTCGGGCAATTCGGGTCAACCGAATTCTACACAGAAAGTTGCGATTTTTCAACAAAAAGTTGGGATTTTTTGTTGCAAAAAACCCACACTAAACTGAGCCGTGGGTCAGCAATTCTATGATAATATTATCTTTGAATCTAGATAATCTAGTTTGAAACTGATGGCAGTTTTCGGTTATCTCAATCAAATCTGTGCTCCATAACATATTACGATGTAATATCTCTGCCCATTTAGATAATTGATCTTTTTCGTATTGAATATCTAATGCGTGATTTCGTGGCCTCGCTACTTTGTAACGATTCCATTCATCCAGTAACTCCCGTGCGGTTGCCCTGGGATCTGTCATTCAACATTCCTCATATGCATTATATATGAATGTTCGCATACTCACGGTCATAAAAATAGGCCCCAGAGGGCCTATTTGGTTTGTTCTAATTGGGATTAGAAATTGTATTCAACGCCCACACCGTATTGGGTAACGTCAGTGGTTGTGTCAATCATGCTGTAACGAGCATGGAAATTCAATGCTTTGTTCATTGCATAAGCTACACCAACCCCGCGACCGGTTTTGCCAGTGTCGGTTTCACCGTAGTTGGCCATCACACTCAATTGACCAGTGATTGCTTGGCTTACACCAATGCTCTTACCAGTGGTGCTGACATTGGTTGCCACGTCATTGCTGTACAGACCAAACACGGTAGTACCAGTAGATGCTAGGTTGTATTTCACACCGGCGATATTGGTAGAACTAGAAATGCCATCGTCATAGCGAGCGAATGTGGCTGCAAATGGTCCTTGTGTGTAGTCAATGCTGCCTGCTGTGGTATTAGCAGTACCGGCAACTTCGCTGTTGGCCATCTGCCAATTAGCAGTGAAACCAGCGATAGGTGCGCTGCTCACAAACAATGCGTTCTGCACACGCGAGCCTTGTGCGTTATGCACGGTGCCCACGATGGTGCCATATGCATTGCCAAATACATCAAAGTTATCCAATGCACGAACTGCTGAATGCTTGTCACGGCCCATGCCCACAGAACCCAGGCTATTGCTGAGATCAAAACGAGCAGTGCGATCACCCAGTGTGGTAGCACTTGGAGCATCTACAGCCACGCCAGTTTCTAGCACAGCAGTAGCAGTAATACCGCTACCAACGTCGCCAGTGGCTTTGAAACCCAAACGGCTTGAATCATTGGTCAAGCGAGTGAGAGCACTGGCGGTGCCCAGTGTGTATGATTCTTCATACACCCGTACTTTACCATACACACTCACTTGAGGTGCAGTTTGCGCCCAAACGGCTGAGGCGGCCAATGCGAGGGCCAATACTGTTACTAATTTCTTCATGAAGTCTCCTTAAAAATTGAAGTAGTTGATTATAGCAATTTATCTCTAGGATGTCAATTGCCACTGAGTAATATTTAAGCTCATATGCTCAGACTTGTGCATTTTCACAGGTTTTTGAGCAGTTATTGCACCGGAACCACCGCAGGTGATGGGGTGATCGGTGGATCGGCTGGTATGTGATTGGCTGCAAACAACCCAGATGCTTGATACGATGTTTGATTACGTGCTTCTCGCATGGCACCGATTATGGCCTGGCCACCGATTATGGTGGTGTCGGCTATGCTTTCCAAAAACTCAGCTGCTTGACATGTTTCAGTCATCATGGCATATGATGGCAAGTTTTGCACAAAGGCCATCACACTGGGTTGCTCGCCGGCCAACAGATTGAAATAATTGATCCCGGCACGAGTCTGTAATGCTTTCTCCGAACTTAGAGAGGTACATATAGCATTCCATGCTGTGTTCATTGCGGTAGTCTGTGTGGGCCAGGCTGCAACCACGCTGTCCAATGCAGTATTGGCCAATGGTATCAGGGTCTGTAATGCCAAGTCGCCACCGTAGTAAGGAAATGTATTGGCATAAACTCCTGCACCTGCACCTGCTGGAACGGTCACACTCACTGCCGGATCGCCATAGGTGCTGTTGCACACATTCCCAATACGTTGATACAGATCCAATAATGTATTGTAACTGGCCGATCCCACAATCGCAGTCAATGCTGTGCTGGCCGTGTTGAGATAGGTGTCAAGACTATTGTAGTTGATGGCCGTTCCCAATACATCACACGTGGTGATTGTGCCATTGGGCCCGGTGCCAGTGGCTATGTTGGTATCAAAAAACGTAGTGACCGAAGATGGCACCGGAGTGGTCAATGCTACAATATCGGGTAACCCAGTCATGGTACTCTGGCCGCCTAGTGTGGTTGGCAACCAATAACTGGTATTGTTGATATCTGTGCCCACAGGTACCTCTTGTTGTGCTCGATAAAACTCAGGAATAGGCGATCCGTTGGCCACTAGGTCGTTGGCCAGATATGGTTGTTCAGGATTCCACGTCTGGTCCAAATATCCTTTTACACTTTCTGCCAATGAAGGCAAATCAGTGCCTGCTATGTTGGGTATCTGTTGGAACGCCACCTGTATGGCTTTGTTGGCTATGGCATCGCCTGGAGGTATGACCTTGCCCAGTTCGTCACACCCCGACGCATTGGGCAGATAAGAATTCACTATGGGTTGTACTGCTGAATTGACACTGCTGTTGGGATTGAAGATTAGAACCGGGCCGTACGGACTAGGAGTCTGTAAAGTGAGATAGCTTTCTGGAAATACTTTTATAGGATCCAATAGATCTGCCAGTGAGTCAATGTCCGGAGTGGTCACTCTCAGTATACTCAGTATCTGTGCAAGATCATCGCCCATGACCATGTTCATGGCATAGTATGCTTGCAGTTGCAGTTGATCAAATTCATTATCGGTGAGCCCATCAGGTTTGAACAAACTGATGCGATTATCGTTTACCAGATCCTGTATGTTTTGTGAATTTAGTCCAGCAGCGGTCAATGCAGATTGTAGAGCCGGTACCACAGCATTTGAAATGCCGGCTACCCGAGTGATCTGTTGTATCAATCCTGCTGGTGTGCCGTATAGTTCCAGGTTACCTAGATCGGTCAGTTGGCCTTGATTGGCAAGGTCTGTACCAAATGGGCCAAGGTCTGAGTTGACCACGGTGATATCCGCAGTGGTCAAGGCATCCATGCTGGAAAAACTGGGTCCAAGGTAAGTAGGAGCATTGACTGCGGTGTTGATATAATCGTTAGTGGTTCCAATGAATCCCTCTACGGTCATGAATCCCTGTGCGAATCTTCCGCTATCCCCATATCCTAGATAATAGTTGGCAGTTTGTGAAACAAGTCCTGTCAAGCCCGACGGATTGGCCACCGGAGTCAGTGTGGTGTACGCAGGTGGTATGCTGTTGCCCAATGCAGGACAACCTGTGCCTGATCCACGTATGGTTTGCAATGACGTCAATGTGGTACTTGAGCACCAGGTCTTACCTGCTGCGTTGTTGATAGCACCGTTGATTGCTGCGGTGATAGTAAAAGCATTATACTGCGATATAGCAGAGGCCAAGGCCGTGGGCAATGCCTTGAGACCTTGATTGTTTAGCAATGCCGCAGATGCAGTCAGTTGCAACGGAGTTAATATACTTCGAGCCATATCAGCCGATTCTTACATTTTCGCTGCCACCAGTTCGTGCATGTCCGCAGGTGTCTGCGTTACCTGCTACATTGATGGGTCGATTGGCAACTCTCACACTCTTGATGCCGTTGGCAGTTACAGGAACATGTGTGGGGCGAGAGTTATGCGGGCTCACGGTACTGCCATTTACTGACACTGGGAGATTGTTCACACGCACTGAGTTAACAGCAGAAGTGATTATTCCGCCACCTGTGTCTCTGTCTCCCAAGCGTTGCACTGCCGGCATATTATCCCAATATGATTTTCTTTTCAGGTATCTTGATTCCAGTGGTTGCTTCAATATATTTCATCTTGACCGGATCATCAGTGAGTGCATAAAGACTCACACTAGAAGTATTTAGTTGTAGTCTTTCGGTAGGATCTGCGGTGAATAGACTGGGCACCAATCCCATACCTTGCGGTCCCGGCGCCACGCTGACTGGATGCTCGATCTCTAGCCAGCCACTAGACTCTTCTGCAGACACTTTGGCGATGAGTTCTTCTCCTGAGTTTAATTTAAAGGTATAAACTTGACCTGGGGTGATTGGAATTTTCATTTTAAACTTTCTGTATATGTTTTCAAGTAAGACGTTGTCTGAGTTCAGTGAAACCGCCCACTAGTTCTTCATCCAAGAAGATCTGTGGCACGGAACGAGCATTTGGTACTGCTTCTAACAGTTGTTCGCGAGTCCAGTCGTGGCTCACGTTTCGTTCTTCAAATTCAATATTGCGAGACTTCAGCAATGCTTTGGCTTGGTCGCAGTAGGGGCATTGGTCCTTTGACCATACTATGGCTTTCATTGGTTTCCTTATAAATTAGGCAATTGATCGTAGTCAATGCTGTCGCTCATGACTCCGATAACATAGTTAGTTGATTCGTTCTCTTGCAGCGCAGTTTGTTTCTTGCTGGTGTCCACATGCTTGTTGAACCAGGGAATTGGTGTGCTTCTAGGGGCAGAGCTCTGGTATTTGATACCAATTTCTTTCAGTGCAGCCACAGCAGTGTAGTCCACAAAGTCCTTGAGCACATTGGCATTCAGCCCGATCACTGGACCTTTATTGAATAGATAATCAGCCCAGGTTTTTTCTTCACGGATCACATCCACGTACAACTCGTACACTTCAGTTTCGCATTCAGCTTTGGCTTCTGCAAAACGTGGATCTTCTTTTATGACCTGGTTGATCATGAACGCTGTCCACTCTTTGTGTAGCAGTTCGTCCTGCAGGATCAGGCTGATGATGTTGCCATTGCCGATAAAGATCTTGTTTTCTACCATGGCCAGGCTGGTGGCAAACGATACCATGAATCGGAATGCTTCCAGTGCATAACTGGCATGTAAGGCCATCCATATGGCCTTTATGTGGCTGGGTTCACTCACTGTCTTTGGATTGATCTCTTTGAAGCAGTTGAGTTCATGCAGTTTGTCGTAGTAGTTGCCCACACTGCTTGCCATGTCCACAATTTCTTTAGTGTCATGGATGGTGTTGAACACATCCTTGGGCACATTGTAGATGTTGCGGATGATGTGGCTGTAACTGCGGCTGTGGATGTTGGTTTCAAAGAAACTCCAGTTGTACATGAGTGCTTCCAGCTCGGGCAAGCTCACACACGGAGTGAATACCTGTGCTGGGCCACGCCCTTGCAGACTGTCCAGGGCTGTTTGGCGCAGCAGGTTTGAGGTGAAGATATGTTTCACTGCATCGGATGCGTCCTTGAAGTCGTTGGCATCTTTGCTGAGACTGATCTCTTCAGGCACCCAAAAGAATCCACGTGCAGTCTGCTCGATCTTTTGTATCTTGTTGTACTTGACTTCTTCAAATCGTTGGATGGTGACCGGACCTTCGGGATCCAGGAACATCTTGCGACTGAGATAATCGGTACGTGTGGCGAGATTGTATTGTTGTTTTGACATATTATTCCCTTATAATTTACAAGCGATACAATCTTCCTCAAGATCAAAGTCTATGGGCATGAGTGGCGCATCCTCTGCTGCCTCTTTGCTGCCTTGCTTGTTGATCAGACTGTAGTAAAAAGTTTTCAATCCCCATGCATGCGATTGCATAAGGTTTCGGGCGATCAATGTGATCGGTACTTTGCGATCTGCAAAGTGTGCAGGATTGTAGAATGTGTTGGTGCTGATTGATTGATCAACATACGCTGCAATCACAGCAGCAGTCTTGAGATAACCTTCGCAGTCTTTTTGTTCCCACATCATCTGATATTTGTTTTTCAGTCGATGATATTCGGGCACCACCTGCACAAAACTACCAGCCTTACTTTCTTTCACTGAGATCAAGCTCATGGGCATTTCAATGCCATTGGTTGAGTTGATCACCACTGAACTAGATTCCACAGGTGCCACGGCCATCTGTGTGGCGTTGCGAACACCATGAGTTTTCATGTTGGTGCGTAAGGTCTCCCAATCTAATTCTGGAGCAAAGTCGGCAAGTTCATTCACACCCTGGGCTCGTAATTCCCAAGGAAATACTCCTCGACCATAACGTGTGTGTTCGCTTCCTAGGCATGCGCCGCGATCTTTGGCCAGTTCCACACTGGCTTCTGTGAGATAGAAAGCCATGTGTTCCATCCAGGTTTTGATCTCAGCTAGAGCATCCTTCTCCCCGTAACGCAGGCCTCTCTTGGCGTGCCAGTAGGCAAGGTTGGTGATGCCGATGCCCAGTGGTCGGATCTCATCGTTGGACAGGCGTGATTGGATGGATAAGAAGTCTTGGTAATCAAGAATATTATTGAGACTGCGGTGCAGAATGCGGGCAGCCCTACGCATATCTTCTGGATTACGGAAGGCTCCCCAGTTGATGCTTCCCAATGTGCAAAGTGCGATGCGACCATCAGTATCATCCAACCGCTTAAAGGAACGAGTAGGCAAAAGTATTTCACAGCAAAGGTTACTCTGGTAAATGGTGTGATATTCCGGATCAAATGGTCCTTGGCTCATCACGTTGTCAATGAACACTAGATATATACGTCCAGTGTCTGTTCGTTCCTTGAGAATACCACTCTTGAAAACTTCCTCCGCAGCCATCGTCTTCTTACGCAGGCCTTTCTGCTTTTCATATCGGATATAAAGTTCTTCAAACAGCGGAGTATCTTTGTAAAATGCTTCATATAAATCAGGAACCTCATTGGGATCAAAGAATGTTATATTCTCTTTGTTCTTGA